ACGAGGGGGGTCTAAATACGAGGGGGGTCTAAATACGAGGGGGGTCTAAATACGAGGGGGGTCTAAATACGAGGGGGGTCTAAATACGAGTGGGGTCTAAATACGAGTGGGGTAAATACAATACTAATCAGGAAAATCTTTTGATACTTTTCTATATACACCAGATACGTTATACTCAACGATTTCATCTATAGCAGTTTCATTAGCTAAATTTTGTTCGTATTCACTTAGCTCATATGAAGATATTAGTATGTTAGCTAAAACATTACTACAATGGTAACCAGATGCTACATCCCAAGTATACCAAGCTTTAAAATTATCAAACGGATTATGTGGATTATCAACTGTTGTCAGCATGGACATTATCATATATTCACCTACTTTTTGAAATAGTAGTAATACCCTTATAAAGTTTAAATTTTTAAAAACTCTATAAGAGTATTACCATTATTTAATTTTCATCATCTTCATCATCATTAACATCGTCATTTAAAACGCTATCTAATGATTTAATAGAAATACCTAATGCAGCAGCTACTTCAGCTCGAGTATAATTTGACCCTATCATAGTTTTAGCTCTATTTATTTTCGATGCGGAAACTTCTTTGATGGATCTTGGTGTTGCTAATTCTTTAACAACATCATTATCGGCTTCTTCTAAAATAGCTTTTAGTTTAGTTGTGGAAATTGCTCCTTGCTGTATAGCTTCCCATTCACTTTTAGTTATTTCAATTTGGTTTCTTTTGGCACCAGTCATAGCTCTGGCTTGTTCTAATGCTTGTTGCTTTATTTTTTTCACATCAGCTTTTGACATATTTGGATTAGCTTGTCTTTTTTGTGAAACATTAGCATTTGCTATAATTTGTGCTTGTCTTTCTAAAGGTCTATTTTTAACAGCTAAATATAACTTACTATCTAAAGATTTAACTTCATTAGCATATATTTTTTTAGCCGATTCAGACCATTTAATATTTTGAGTATCCAAAGACGCTAATCTAGCCGAATTTGCCAAAGCTTTTAAACGGTTAGATTGTAAGGCGTATAAAGTTTCCATAGGAGTTCCCGATGATAATTTAAAGGCATCAGTTTCAACATCTAGTTTTCTAAGTCTTGTTTTAACTGGTTCACCAGTTCTCCAACTTATTCTTCCTGTATCAACATATACTTTTTCACCAGTTACTTTATCTATAGATCCGCCTTCTGACATTTTTCGTTCTTTTCGTTCTAAAACATAACCTGGTGATTTTGCCCTAGAAATAAGAGTACTCGAGCCGCCTTCTGGCTGATATTTTATTTGTAAGTCTTTTATTCCATTTACTATAAAAGACTCTTTATAATTTAATTTATGTTTTTCTGCGTCAATAACTACCATAGAGTGTCTCACAGCTCTTGCTAGTTCTACGTTAGGAGCTCCTTTGAGCGTCATGTCATTAATTAAATTAGATGCCCTACCCATTTCTTGCTGTGTTCCGGATGCAGACATTGGTTTCATTCCAGGATATCCTGGAAAAGTTGCTCCTGGGTCAAAATCTACCAATTCTTTAAGCGATGGTTGAAATCGTATTTTTCCTGCATTGTTCGGAATTACTAAAACAGTATCTCCATCAAAATCAGCACCAGATAACTTTTGCGCAACTGTCGGGTTGATACCAATGGCATCTCTAGCTTTACCAAGATTTCTTAAACCTTCTCTATTTGAATTATTTACAATTAATTGTGGTATTTCAAATAAACCAGCATGAGGAAATCGAAATAAAACAACTGTTTCGCCATTTAAATAGTTAGGAGCATAAACTTCATTATCTTTTAAAGTCTTAAGTGGTAATATAACATGTGTTGATTGTCTGGGTAAACTAGCAGCTTTTAAATGTACTGAAACATTATCACAACTTTTAGCAAATAATAATAATAGTTTTTGTTTTACAACTGGATTTGTTAAACTTAAAATTTCATTAAGTTCTTTTTGTTTTGTATCGTAGGTTAAATCGAGCTGTGATTTAGCTAATTTTGGCGATTGTTTAGATAGTACTTGAGGAGATATAGAGTTGTTCCATTTTGCCCAACGACCTTCTTCTCTTACTAAATTCATAACAGAAGTTATTACATCTTCGCCTTTTGCATTTTTAGTTGTAATCTGGCGCTCTATTAAAGTTCCAAATTCATTATCTTTATCTTCTTTTAAAGATTTTAATGCATCTAATTTATTGCCAGTATCTAATTTATTAGTATTAAAAAGTAAATCTACACCTTCAGGTAAATCACTTTTATACATAGCCATACCCTTAATGTAATGAGTCTGATCTACTTTAATTCTTACTTGGGCGTACATACTTCCACCAATAGAAATATCATCTATTCCTGGTCTTACATAAATAACACCATCTGCATCTTTTCCTCCCATATCACGATATGCTATACCTAATCTAGAAGAGTCAAATGACATTGGTGGTAGTATACCAAACATAGTTCGGCCGCCATCATCAGTAAAATTACCGCGAATTTGTTGAATGTTTAGTTTATTTCGTTGCGCTTGAACCCATGTGGTTCCTGGAGGACATAAAACTTTATACGTAGTAAATTTACTTGTATTTGTAAGTTGTTGAACTTTTACTGGATGAACAACATATCCTTCATCTTTTAATTTAGCAACTGCTGCTTTAAGTTTAGTTTCACTTATACCAAGAGATAATTCTGCTCCAGTGCCCACATCTAAATATGGTTTTGTAAGCATTTGTTGTTTAAGAGCGTCAGATACATTATCTATAATATTTGTTTTATCAATAAGTCCTGGCTTCAACAAAGCTCTTACCGATGACTCATTCAAACCCATTCTTTTACCAATTGCAACATTACCAAGTCCTTTATCTTTAAGCCTTTGAGCTTGAGATATGGCACTTTGTTTTTGCTCTGCTCTAGCGACTGTTTTTGCTGCTCGTAAATCAGTAGTTGATATACCAATTGTAGCAGCTATTTTTGTTTCGGAATATCCAAGATTTGTTCTTAAATTTTCAATATAACTTAAGAAATCTCGATTTCTAGTTGATGCATTAGATGATGATCCCCATGGATATCTACCTGATTTTCTTAAAATGCCGTAATGAGCTAAATGTTTTTCTTCCAAATACATTAAAACCCTCCATTTTTATAAGATTCAATCTTTAAATCAAAGTCTATAATTGTTTTTATCAATTTTAAAATATAATCTGGTTCTGCTTCATAGTATGCTATAGCATCGTTTTGGTATATTCTAAGTTCTATTTGAATATCAAAAGGATCAATAGAATATTCTAAACAAAATAAAGCAGCGTATACTTGTAGTTGCATATGACTAGCCGGCGTAATGCCGGTTTTTAAATCGCTTATTTTAAGTTTGTTATTTCTAAAAGATATAGCATCAGCATGTCCAAAACAATTCTCTGAATAATATAATGGTACTTCAGTAAACATTTTATAACCAATAACATCATTGACATACATGTTTAAAGTTTTTTCTGATTTAGGTAGTTTAATTCCTAACTTAACTGCTTCATGCGCAAAATTGTGAAGATCTGTTCCGCGTTTAGCAGCCATAGCTGTAAAATATCTTTGCTGTAGTTTTTCATCAGAATAATTCACCCAATGGTAATTACTTGGACTTAAAAACGCATGTAGTCCTTCTAATTCTGGTCTTCGATTAAACTCCATAACACCTCAATCTTTATAATACTTTTAGATCGCCCCATTTTCTTTTACCAAATTCATGACTTACCGAAAATACTAACAAACCGTCAGCGCTATGCTGGCCTGTCATTTCTTCATACCATGCTGAACCTGGGTCTTGCGCTGGGCATTGAAACCAAGTCCGACCACTACTTTCGTCTATCATTAAATGGTGATAATGACCAGTTACTAAAATATCAGCATCGTGAACATCGCCACGCCCTAAGGCATGACCTTTCCACCAATTCATAACTTTTGCTCTTGGGTCTTTGCCAGATCGTCCAGCATGAGAATGTGTCAATCCAATTACTATACCTGGTTTGTCTTCTTCGACACAAGCTTCAAAAGTTGCAGATAAATTAGCGCTTGTTTTAACTATAACATTATCGTATCTTTCTGGGTTTCCAGCTAAAATATCATTGATGTTATCAAAGACAGCTAAGTCATCATTATCTGTAAATGTTGTAAAGGCTTTACCATTAATTCGGTTTTCTCCATGATTACCGGGAACTGCTATCAAATATAAATTGTCGCACATTAAAAATAAAGAATCAACATACTGTAATAGAAGTCGACGAACGACTTGCATCTGTTCTCTTCTATCAAGGTCTGTTTGAAATTGTTGCATAGGATAGTGTCCTGCGCATTGTTCTACTAAGTCACCCATACCTAAAATATAAATGTTTGTAGGTGCTCTGTTTAACTTTTTTAAATCTTTAATGTGAGCCACTAAACTAAATAAACTATTCATTATTCTGTCAACAGAACCAGAAGATCCGTCGTTTTCGCCTTTACCAATTTGCCAGTCACTAACGCAAACTATTAAATCATATATACCATCTTGTGATAGTTGACTTTTTTTTGGTTTTGACTTTTTTTTTATAACTTCAAATAATTGGTTTACATCTAAAGATTCTTCTGCATTTTTTCGTAAGGTTATATTTGCTTTGTAGTATCGCATTCGTTTGACATAAGTAACTTTTTCGTTACCTGTTCCTTCAGATACGTTAGCGTCCCATCCACGAATTTGAATTGTACTTTGATCTATAGCGACTAAGTTTGGGTCTAATCCCCAATCTTTTATTAATTCATCCCATAAAGTAGAATATAAAACACGATCGTCTTCCATGTGAGTTGTTAAAACTCCATTAATACCATTCCACTCAATGGATGGTTCCCAACCTTTTGGGTGTTCGTGAATTCTTTTTATTTTAGCTTTTTCAATTATGTTATTTTCTAAAGCTTCTTCTAAAGTTAATTTTTTCATACTAATCGCCTGCAGATCTCAAAAAGTGTTTGTCTAATAAACTAAAAACTTCTTTTTCATTACCAGGATGAATATAAGCGGCGAACGACATACCGTGAAGTTTATTAACATAATAATCTTGATTAGGTTGTGTGTTTGAGTCGTTAGTTTTTTTAACTTCTAGCATAGCCCATAAACTTTTATATAAAATACTTAAATCGGGTATACCTTGAATATAGTTAGCGTCATTTTTCATGACAACACAATTTCGATATCTTAGTTTTATTTTTTGTATTAAATTTGCTTGATAGTCTTTTTCTTTCATAGACACCTCAAAAAATATTAGAAAGTGTAAAAATCACTTTCTTTCTCTATTATAGTCGTTGTGTTTTCGAAGGGTTTATACTTTATTAGGTAATGTAAAAAATTGTTTGGTTGGGAATACTTCTTTTTTAGTATGTATAGACTTCCAAACCTCGTGAAATAATAATCCGTTTTTTACGGCTGCTTCATATACATTATTATATGCTAACATTATTATTCCGTCACAATTTAGTTCTAAGACTGGACCATCGAAATAAAAATCGGGAATGTCGTTAAATTGAAAACTATAATTCCAAGCATACCATCGAGGTCTCCATAAAATATTAAGCGCATGACAGTTTAATTGATTCCCGTCTAATAATATCGGCGTATTAAATATTTCGTTTTGACCTTTAACAAATGTTTCAGCTACAATAACTTTAACTGATCGGGTTAATTGTTTACCATTTTTAACTAATCCTATTTTAAGTGCTCCTTGTTTTGTTGTACTTGGTTCTAAAATATTATCGCTGTGTTTGTTTGCAATATTGCCAAAATTAGAAACATCATAATTAGGGAATTCTTTTATAATTTTCCAAACTTCTTTTTCTTGAGTCATGTCTTTCCTATCGTGGCCAATAGTAGGGTAAGTCATCTGACGTGTTTGGCCAATACGCAGAATAGTATTCCGGATACTTTCTAATTAAATTTGATCTGTGTGATTCTTTAATGTCATCTAAAAATAACGGTAATGATGGATCTTCAAATTTTAATAATTCATAAACATCACCAAAACGTTCTAATAAAGAATCTCGGTATCCTCTATGTAACCATTCTTGGCAACAAGCTATACCATAATATGCTAAAGCTCTTGGGTGATCCGACCACATTTTAGTTGCTGGATGAGATACCCAACCTCGTGTTAGTAAGTCATCGCCATTATTATCTATACCTCTAATACTATTTAGAATTTGCCAAGCTTCTACTCTTTGTTTTCCTAAACGTCTATAATCTAAACGTTCAAACCCAAGATGAATATCTAAGCCTTCTGGCGCAAATGTTTGCATGATTACTCCTTTGTGTCATTTGTCATATAAAATTATGTTAAAAACTATTTTGTATTATATAGTATTATACTTATATTTTATCCGCGTATATAGTAAGTATAGTGTTAAAGCATATAAAGGTTTTGTCTGAAACAGTTTGACATGGTAAGTATATAGTCCTATTCTACATATAAGTCCTGGTCACACAGGATATTCACACATGTCAAACTGTGTCAAACTTCGTCTAATAACATATTGTCTTTAAAGAAACTAGCCTCATTAAATATTTTTTTATTACCTAGAGCCTTTTTTACAGCTAAATCGACAGAAGAATTAGATGACAATATGTAATATTTTAACTCTGTGAATGGCGAATTTAAGCGATCTATGCGTCCTTTTGCTTGCTCAACGTTCTTCCAAGAATAAGAAAGACTCCAAAAACACATAGCATCGGTCTCAATACAGTTCCATCCCTCAGCACCAGATATATACTGAACTAGATATAACCACTCATCTGAGTCAGGAATTGGTTCTTTTTTATGTCCATTCCACTCAGCAACTTTAGTCGCCCAATGAAATGTTCTGAGTATTTCTAGCTCATAATCATAGTTATAAAACACAATCATTTTAGGATGCTTTTTCATTAATTCTAATAAAGCGTCTATACGCGTTTGGTCAGTGTTTACTATTTTACGCATCAATCTAAATAACTCGCCAACATCCTTAATCGGTCTATTTTCGTAAATATGCCATCTTTCTTTTACAGCTCGATTGTAGTTTTCAATGTCATAACTAACCATAACATTCTCTATGTTTCGATTTGTATGTTTAATATACGGCATCTCTACCAACAACATATTTCGGTAACGCTCGAGTGTACCCACACCTAAATATCGAGATATTTTTGGGAAGTTAACATAAGGCGCGTAAACTATATGTTCGCGTTTGAATTGTGTTGTATTTTTATATAAGCCGTTAGCAATAAATACTGGCGCGTAATCTAACCAGGTATCTCCTGGTGTAGCCGTTAATAATATCCACGCGTTGCTCTTAGCAATTTTTTGAAAAGATTTAACCCATGCTCCACTACCGACTAAGCGTTGTTCGTCAAATATAAAGAAGGCATCTTCTATAGATAAATACTTACCTAGATTATTCCAAGAGTCAACAAATAAGCGTCCAGCAACGGTCGCGCCTAGTCGAGGACCAATACCAAGTCTTGCAGCATCGCGCTCCCATTCCAGGCTATCTCGCTTTTTGGCTGTTGTAATCACATAGATATCTTTTGGTGATTCTACTTTTTGATAATATGCTAAAGCTGTTAACGATTTCCCGGTACCAACTCCACCGTATAGAATCTTCCCGTTACTTAGTTGTTCTACAGCTTTTTTCTGATGGGGCATCAATTCCATTAGTCGAACCTGCTACTACTCATTCGAACAACAGTACGAAGATCTTTACACCGTGTACAATATGTTTGAGTTTCACCGTACTTGACGCCTGCTACTTTTCGCATTTGAATATGCCCGCACCACAGTTTAAAATATGTACGTAAATCAGTCATCGCTCTCCTTTAAATGAAAAAGAAAGAACCGTTGCTAGCGGTTCAGTTCCTTTATTCTGTTTCCTGAATTTCTTTAAATATTGCTTGTAAAACTGCTCCAAGTACTACTACTAGAGGAATAGCTATTGCGCATGCTACCATTTGTCGGTTGGCTTTGCGATTCCATTCTTCTTCTTTAGTCCGTACTATTTTGAATTTGCTTTTCATAATATCTCCTTTGTTAGGTTACTTCCTATAATATGCGTTGTAGATCCTACGACGTTTATACTTAAGAAAAAAGAAAGAACCGTTGTTACGATTCAATCCTTTTAGTTAGTTACTCTTCAATTTGTGATCTAAGTATTTTACTCATTATTACCATTCCTAATATTGTCCCAACCATCACATTGTTTGCGACTGATTTGACTCTTTTAGGTAGTCTTAAATTTGATCCATTCATTTTAGTTCTCCTTGTTAGTTGTTCTTCCTATAATATGCGTTGTGATTCTTGCGACTTTTATACTTAAAAAAAGAAAAGCCCTTGTTTAAGGGGCTGATCTTTTATTGTGAATTCAATCCATTGTTATAATTTCTTACAAACCAATTCCAATGATTTTTTTGTTTTATTTCTAAACCTTTTTTTCTTGATTCCTCTATTTCTAGATCTTTTTTTATTTTATACATTACAACTTTATATAATACTACGACGCCGACAACGGCTGTGTAATTAAAGAATGTTTTTGTAACACCGCTAGCTTTTCCATAGGCTAAGATACTATCTTCTCTATCATATACCTCTCCGAAAAGCTCTACCATTTCTTTATGTAATTCTTCTATTCCTTCACGTTCTTTTTCGTTCATAGTATTCTCCTTGTTAGTTGTTTACTTCCTATTATAAGAGTTGTATACAATGCGACTTTCACACTTAAACTTGTGGGGCGTGAGGGACTTGAACCCCCGACCCAGGCATTATGAGTGCCTTGCTCTAACCGACTGAGCTAACGCCCCTAATTGAAAAAAAGAAAGAACCCTTGTTAGGGGTTCAATCCTTTTGAAATACTTTACTTAATCTCTCGTCCTGAATCCTCAATTCCTCGATCAATTCTTCTCGCTGCTTCTTCAACTCTCTAATCTCGTTCTGCACTCGCAGAATTCGGATTAGCATAGCCTCTTCAGTTTCGTAGTCTTTGTCTTCCATTTTAGTTTCTCCTTTAATAGTAGTTCTTCCATTATAGGCATTGTATTTTACGCGATCTTTATACTTAAAAGGAAAAAGAAAAGCCCTTGTTTAAGGGGCTGATCTCCAATCACTCTAACACTTTAATACCCACGGGCTCCATCCGCATCTACCTTTTACATGATTGTACATAAATATAGCTCTTGCAGCTTTTAAGTTTATAACTGGATTATACAACTCATCGCATTTTGTAAGAATTTTGTTTTCCTGTAGAAAGCCTAACTTTGAATATTTATTAGGCCTACACCAAAATCCATTAATTTGAGTAAGCCCTCGACTTCCACCATTTGGGTCACTCTTATTATATGCTTTGCTTGTACATCTACTTTCTCTATATATGATTTTGCTTAACGTGGGCCAATCCGCATTAGTCCACCCGGATTCAATTGCTATCATATAATATTCCCCGCACTTTCCGTATTGACTTTTAGCTAATGCTATAAAATCTAAGTTTTGGGGTAGTACCAAGTTATTTGTTTTTTTTGTTTCTATTTTAATAATTTCTTTTTGTATTTGATTTATTTTAGGTTGTTCTTTTATAATTGTAGTATCGTTTGTATTTGTAATTGCAGAAACTGCTGCGCCTAACACAAACCAACTAACTATAATATAAACAATACCAAACGCTATTAAAAGTTTTTTCTGTTTCTTAAGTTCGTTTCTTATCATGAGGATCCTTTACTCTCTTTGAGAAGATTATAAATAAGTACTACTATTGCAGTACCGAAAAAGATAAGCGCACAAATAGCAGTGCTATCCCATTCTGTAACAGGCCGACAAGTTTCTCCAGCCTCTTTTATAAAATCTCTACATTGGTCACTATTCATTTCATCTCCTTTATTAAGTTGATTGTTTTAAATTAGTCATCCCAAACAGTTCCTGAGAACCGCCATGGTTTCCATCCAGAGCTATTCCATAACGCTAAAGCAAACGTTAAGTTTTTTTCTGGATTAAACATATCATCTGGAAATACATATCCAAAGTCGGACATCCACTTCGTATGGATTTGATTTATCTGTACTAAGCCGGCGTCCGCACCATTCCAAGCGTCTGCTTGACAACGGGACTCGCGCCAAATTATTTGTTGTAGTCTTTCCCACTCTTCAGCGGGCCACCCAACACTCATTGCTATATCATGCCACTCTCCGCATTTACCATATGCATTCTGCGCTAAACTAACCCAATCTACACCGGATAAATCCGGCAACGTTGTTGTTGTGGATGTAGTTGTTGTTGTTTGTACAACCGGAATAAAATCAGTAATGACTTTATTTGGGATTGCCTCTTTTGCTTTTGCTTGTGTTACTGAAAGAATTACTAATAGTAATAAAAATAACAGATTTGCCGTTATTAATAAAACCTTAGCATTTCGAACAATGAACCGTTTGATTTGCTTTGAATAACTCATATTTTTTTTTTCCCTACTTGTTTCTAATCATAGATGCAATCTTTTTTACCAGTAGAACGCTAATAATAACTATAAGACCCATAGCAATAATTGCTGTAGGATCCCATTCTGTGTTAACATTACAGTGTACTCCTGGAAAATCACATTCTGCCATTTTTACCTTTCTAGTCTCCTACTTTTGTTTCGGAGCTTTATTGTTAGAGTGTGCGCTAAAGGAATCGAACCCTTAAACAGTATATTAAAGAATAAATGCCTTTGCTAATGCTAGGCCAAATGATAATCTAGTTATCTACATCTAAAATATACGCAATCACCAGATACGCACATGTTCCATTTTTACAGAATGGAGAAACTGTTTGGTTAAATTCCAGCGTTAAATACATCTTCATGTAAACATATATCATAGTCTGCTAATTCTTCAGAACTCATTTCTTCAAGGGCTAGAAAATCAATAATATTTGTTCCAACAGAAATAGCCCAAACTGCTTCGTCTCGCGTCAAGTTAAGATCACTAAGAACTTGGTGCATTGCCCTTCGCATAACATCGTCAGCAATAAGATCCTCTTTGAAATAAGCGGAAACTAAATGATGATACTTTTTAGCAATCCAAAGACACTTTAACGGGTGTAATGTACCGGTATTAAAATCTGTCGGGATGTATGTCTCGATATGATTGTTCATCTCCATCTCACATTCATGTTACTGTTTGTCGACTCTTCGATTTCTGTAGTAAATCCTTTTAATAAATGATATAGAGAATTAAAATCATTTATATTAGCTTTTTCAAATTCATCTATAATCCGGTTTTTAAACATATTAATGTCGTAATCAGTACTATTTAAATAAAATTCAAATTCATCTATAATCCGATTTGTAATGCTGGCTCCATCAGCCCAACTGCAGCTTGTTAGATCAACAATATCGCTAATAAGCTGAGTTTCGTCCATAATTTTATAACGTTTTTCTTTATCTTTATCTGGCTGTATTTTAATTACTAAAGTTATTTCTGATGTAGTTGCGGCTGCACCTGCTGGCCCATTTGCTCCTGCCGCGTTATTTATTAATGATGAAATTGTTGGTCCGGTTGGCCCCGTTAGTCTTGAGTTTCTTATGTCATTCATGATTCTCCTTTGATTAGTTATTGTGAGAGGGAGCAGTTTAACGACTTGCTCAGGTCGTCCCTTAGGGGGTAAGGGAAGCTTTAGTAAATAAACTCGACATTTCCATAGCCTTTACTTTCGAACCATGCTCGTGCAGATGCTTCCGTAAATGGATCTAACACGACATCCTCGTCGTAGTCATCATCTTTATGATCGATATCTACAAAGTCGCAGTCGAAAGTTTCACTATATGTAGTGACGGTACCATCCATGAATCCGTCCCAATCTGGAAACTGACATGTATATTTTATCCAAGTATATTGATTATTCTCTAGCGCAGAATATCCACGAATACTAGATCCAGAATCCGGCGAATGTACAAAACAAAATGGCTCGTCATCATAAATGATGTGAATATCGCAACCAAGTGTCTCGCATTGATGTCTAAATATACCATGTTCAATATCATTGATCTTAATCATACTAGCTCCTTTGTTGGTTTTCATACTAGCTCCTTTGTTAGTTTGTTATTATTATTGAGAAAGCGAGCAGTTTTAGGACATACTCAGGTCTCTATTCTATACGGCGCAGATCGCACTAATATAGAATGTCCTTAGCTAGCTTAAAGATCTTCCAGGATCCTTAAGCGGAGGTATTTGGAAGCAATACCACCCTAATTAAGCGGTTTTTTTTTTGGCATATTTACTTGATCAGTAGTAATTATGTTCTGAGTAGCCTTCTCAGACGGACGAGGGTGCAGTATTTGCCACCCTCCGCACTAAGCCTAACCGCTATTTTAGTCGCTTAGTCGACTTTAAGATGATCCAAAATTAAACGCATTAACAGTCTAGAACCAATTTTTACAATCTCTTTATCACTTGTGTCTTCAATTTCCTCTAAAGTATTATCAGAAGCATACCAGAGTGTAAAGGCAATTTTTCGTAATAGATGTTTTTCGCACCAATACCATTTACCACCTAAACCCAAATCACTAGCATAAACTGCATTTTCTGAGCATTCACTACATATCATTATAGCTCCTTTGTTGGTAATTAAAAAAGAAACAAAGCAATGTTAAAATTGCTTATTGATCTTTATGACCTAATTGTTTCTTCTATTATAGCAGTTGTAAACCTTGCGAAGTTTATACTTCAGGTTCTGGTGTTGCGTTTAAGTAGTCATACCATGCGTCTGTATTTTCATCAGATAGAATGAACTGCTCTAGGAATATCTTATTAGTATAACAACGAACATTGTCACCCATTTTTGTCATGAAGAAACCCGGATATACCTTCCATACATTCGGCACAAGCCTCTTGTTGACGTGAATATACTGCCCACCAAGAGGATTATCTCGCAGTTCCCCAATAAAAGGAGCTATCTCGCTAATGTTTTCTTCTGTTATTTCGATAGCCTCTATTTTGAAAGGCTTTCGAGTATAGTTATTCATTTCCATTGTAATCTCCTTTTAGTTTTCTTCGTCTGTCATAGCACTATATTTTAGCTCTAACGCATCTTCTTCTATTGTAACAAACATACTTTGCAGATATGCTTTTACACCTCTCTTACCATTAACATCCCACTCATAACCACGAGCGATAAGGTCAATCATACTAATATCAGCATAATCTAAAGTGTCTACAATATCCTCCGTCACAAGAGTTCTTGTCGTGGATGTTATCAACATGATTCGTGGAGGCCTATTTTTAAAATTGACAGCCACACTAATATAAGGTGTTTGTTCTTCTCCTTCTTCGCGAGCACGCAGATATTTAATATTCCACCCGTCGCTTTCCATTGCTTTTGCGACATCGGTTGTTAAAATAACAGAGAAGTTTCTATCGCCTGCTCTATTGTATTTATCTTCCTTGCCTTCAAAATTCTTAAATATGATAGTTGCATCTTCTACCATAAACGTTTTTGCTTCACCCATTATCTCTCCTTAGGTTTATCTTTTTTTGAAATATAAACTGAATTCATTGCTGCTTTTTCTGCTTGACTATGCGAAAGACCATTATATGTTCTTTCCATAACATACTCAGTTGCAAATCGTTTTGTCCATTTCTTTTCTCTCATTACTCTTAAAATTAACAATTCATTATGCATGATTACCCTTTCGATGGTAGAAATATGACGGTACCGACTTCTATTGCATATGAAAATTTTTCTTCATATTGTTCATGAGTTAAAAATTCAAATTTACTTTGATTATACCATACAAAGCGAATATGACAATCTACAATTCCTTTGTCAAGTTCAGCATTAGACAATGCTTTAACTATGCCAAAAGTAGCATCTGTTATATATATCACTACTGGCATGTTATAATCTTCTATATTATTAAGACTACTCATTTACTTTCTCCTTTAAAATGTTTACAAAATTAAATATGATAAGTCTATAAATTTGCTTATTGTTTTTGTAGCACTATTTAGCAGCTCATCGAAATAGTCCATATCTATAAATAGATCATTAGCCTTATCTCGACTTTTAGCAATTTCTCGGTCAATCCACTTATAACCTTTAGTTCCGGTTACAGCATATTTTTTACCGTCTTTGATACGCCAAAGATTTCCTCCATTATGTTTAACCGGAACAAAACTTCCTGTTTTACCAACATGAATCATATCATCAACACTATCAAAGTCATTAAAGTCTAAATACATAGCGCCTTGCGTTACATTTTTAGTCTCGCAGAAATCATCAAAAGTTGTCAACTCCTGAGAGAATAACATTTTGAAAACATACGGGTGCTGAAATTCTGCGCCAACAGCAGTCCATTTATTATTTTCTCGAGCAATATAAACAGCATCGTTTACCAAACAGAATTTATCGTAAGTTCCCTCGTTCTCAAAATCGTACCCAAACTTCTTGCCATACTCAGATATAAACTGAATAATTTCTGGTGTTGCGTTTGGAATCTTAATTGAGTCCGTTTTAATATGAATAGCTTTAAAACCACGAGCTTGTACTTCGTGTTTTAAGTCCACCATAAATAAGGCACCTCGTTTGGCAACTATATTATCTTTATTCCGGTTGTCTCTAAAGATCGAATCAAATGTGGCACTTGTGAGGCCATATACGATGTTGATGACGATCTTAAGAGCGTACGAAAGATCCTCACTACTTTTGGGGTTGTCTTCAGCACCGTCAAGAAATTTAGTGAGCTTACCATTAAGCAAAGTTCGGGCTCTGACGTAGTCTTTATGCTTAATCGCCAGGCGCGCTTCTTTGAGCTCACTAAAGTTTTTTGTGTACTTTCCGAATAAATTAAGTTGCTCGATACTGGTCGGATGCATAGACGCCACGTCCAAAACTGTAACGC